TGTACACCTTTAACAAATAAAGTTTTCGCGGGTACGTTAATTGTATTCTGACCGGTAACTAAATTACCTGTTGATTGTTTTTTATATGCATCAAGAGGTATATCTCTCAATATTCTCATTTCAGCGTTATCAATAAATTGATCTGTAATAGTAGCTGTTAATACATTAGTATCTACTTCTGTATAATTTTGAATTGCTGTTGTTAATGTTGCGTATGTAAATCCTGCCATATTATAACTCTACATTTAATGGTCCTGCTTGGCAACCATTTCCTCCGCCTGAATAAGGACTAACCCAGATACTTCCTTGATCATTAGTTTTTAATTGATATCCATCTTGATTAGTAACGGAAGAAGGTTGTCCTGTACTTGAAGAAGTTGTTGTATTTAAAGCAGTAACTATTCTTGCACCAATAATTTTTGCTCCAGCTAAATGGCTACCTGCAATAGTATTTCCAGGAGTCACACCTCTAAAAACTGCGTTTGTTCCTCTAGTTAAACCAGACAATGTTTTTGTCCCATTATTATAACCTGTGTATTGAATAATTTCATTTTGATAAGTTCCTATTTTTAAAGCGTCTGAAGTATCTAATGAAGTTAAAACTTTTTCAATCATTATAAAACCACCATTTAAATAAAAATCTAAATCAGGATCAGTTACAACTAAAGAAGTAGCTGTAGCATTTATACCTACAGATAAAGTAGTTGTAAGCTCTGTGTTTTGAATAGGAACTGCGACACCTGATAAGGATAAAGGTGATTCAAGAGTCATTAATCTTACAAAGTCTCCTACTTGTATTTTACTATCAGGATGAGAAACACTATATACACCTCCAATTCCACCTCCAACATTTTCTGCTGTGAAAGGATTAGTAGGTAAAAAATCTGCTGTAGGTAATTCAGTTCTTGCAGGTCTAGCTTGTGGTAAACCTTGAGGATCAGCTCCTACAGGTTTTGGTTGTAGTTGAGGTTGTTTAGGTTCGTATTCTGAAATATGAACTCTTGCACCATTCCATTCAACAACCATTTCTTTATATGGAAAAGCCATGCCTGATCTATCTGATATGAACTGGGCATATTTACCTTTTGAAAAGCTTGTCATTATGTACCTGGATAATAAGTTTTAGGTGTTATATATGAACTAGAAGAAGAGCCATCTTCAGCTAATGCTCTTTGTAATTCATCTTCATACATTAATTTCATTTGTTGAGTTAATTCAGGTTTGAATTTTTGTGATAAATAATAAGATAAACCTGATGCCATACAAGGTATAAATCTGTAAGGTACATCAGTAGCGTTTGTGTAGTCTCCTACGTCTTGAATTCTTTTTACATAATAGTAATTAACTAGATGTCCAGCTTGAGAACTTCCTGGAGTTAAATATAAAGTGACTGTAACTTTATCAATAAATCTTTGAACAAAATATTGTGTAGGTGTTCCTTCAGAAGTTTTATTTGCGAGACCTTGATATGTAGATCTATTTATTTTTGAAAGAGGTGAGTCAACACTGGAAGCATTCCTGTAAGAAGCTTCTAATACATCATCAACACCATATACAGCAGTAGCATCTGAAGTTCCATCACCTGTTGATCTATACATTGTATAAACTGCTTGACCATCAACTAAGGTAAATGAATTATTGGCTACTTCCCAATAGTGAAGTCCTCTATTACCCCATTCTTGAAACATAATGTTTAAAGAACGTCTTGCCATACGTAACTGATTACCAGATACGCCTTGCATACCTATTCGTTCGTAAGCTTCTTCTATTATCTCATCAATAGCAAAAGTTTTGTCGAATACAGTAGTTCCTGAAGTAGTGTTGGCCATAAGCCTACGCTCCTGTAATAGTTACAGTAGCACTTCCGCCTGCTCCAGCTAAATTATAAACAATACCTTCTTTGAATAAAATTCCTGAACCTGGAACATAAACTTCTAGTCCTTCTGTTCCAAAATTATAAGTAGCTACTAAATTACCTGCTCCAGCTGCTCCTGAAGTTGCTGCATTGTATATAAGTAATGTAGAACTTGCTATTCCTTTTGCTTGAATAGAAGTAATTCTAGCTCTACCTGCTCTTGCTAAAGTATTAGCTCCGATTACTGCTAAGTTTAAGGTTGTTTGGTCGCTTGAAAATGATCCGCCGCCTGACATATTTTTTCTCCTAATTTATTTTAAGTATGGGGCCGAAACCCCACACTAATTATCTATTATGAAAGATTATTGTTCTGCAAATAACTAATAGTTACTGTAGCAGCACCTGCTGAAGCATCATCGTTTGCACCATTGTAGATGAAACCGATTCTGATATCAGAAGTTCCAATGTCTTTCCAGTTTGCACATAGTGCAGCTGTTCCTAAAGCTATCTTACCAATTGCTGCAATACTTACATCGTTAACATATAAGTCAGTGTCAGCTGATGAACCAACTTCAAGTAAATCACTACCTGAATCGTTAAACGCAGTTTCTACGTTAACATCGATAGCTACTATTTGAGAGTTAGCTGGAATTACAACGTTTGTATCAGTTGCAGCTCCTTCTGTTCCGAAAGCAAGTGAAAATGATTGAGCCATTAAAACTTGTCCCGTATTTTTAACATTTTCTCCAACAACAGTACCTGTAGTATTTTTAATACCACCGGCTAGTATTGGCCCTGAAAAAGTAGTTTGTGCCATTTTATATTCCTCCTAGAATACATAAATGTAGTCCTCTAGGGATGTCGACCATACGCGTCTACATTTATTTTGTTTTTTTAATGTATGGTATGTATTTTATAGCTTAGTTTTGAATAGAGTGCAAGAGAACCTTACAAGAAAGTGCGATTTCAGCGATGTAGCGTTTTTTATGTTACGTAGCTACAGAAACGTTGGGTGCAGCGTCTTCTATCTTATTAGCCTGATGAGCAACATCTGCTTCAGCTAATTTGATGTGACTGATAACTTGTCTTATTCTGTCATCAATCCTTACCATATCAAGAGTATATCTTTTTTCTTGATTATAGTGCTGCGACCACTTCAGTTCTAGACTCCTTTTTTCCGTGTAAAGTTTCTGAACATTCGTCATTTATAACCTCCTCATAGGTTAACCACAATTTAGATTTACTTGTAAATCCATCTTTTTCCCATACTATATCTTTTTGTCCTAGTTTGTCAACTAGTGCATTTTCAAAGGCTTTATCTTCATCTTGAGACTTCATCTCAAAACGCGCATGATAGCCGTATGCTCGGATATTTATTAGGAAAGTTTTCATTGGGTTTTATCTTTCTACCATAAAAAAAGGGCGGCTACAAGAGCCGCCCTTAGTTATTCAGTTAATCTAGTGATTACGCACCAGGTGAACCAAAGATACCTCTAGGGTCTGAGAATCCAAATGAATATCTCTCTCTAGCTTTGTATCTAACGTTACCAGTATCGAAGTCACCTTCCATAGCTGTCTTAATTGGAGATCTAACGAACATTTTCATTCCGTTAGGTACATCTGTTTTGATGAAGAACGCATCAGTGTCAGTTAAGTAGTTGTTCACTACGTAACCTTGAGGAATCATCCCCATTGATACTACTGCGTTAATATCATTATCAGCTGTTCCAACTCTACCTTGAGATTTCATCAATCTCTCAGCAGTAAATTGAAGCTCAGAAGGAATAATCATTTTTACTCCTCTTGCTGCAACTTTAAGACCTCTCTCATCAGTGAATGCCGCGATATCAATTAAAGACTGCTCTAACGATGTTTCGTTAAGATCAGCTGATGTGCCTAATTCATTTGAGAAAGTTCCAGCTATCGTTGGGTGAACAGCAGAACAAAGTTCTACTCCATCACCACCAGCGAAGTTTGCGTTGAATGCATTGTTTAATACATTTGCAGCTCTAACTTGCTTAGTGTTTGCCATCGATCTTGCTAATGCTTTTGTATATCTAGACGCAAGTCTGTCGTACAAATTGTCCTCGATTGCTTCTTCAGTAATCGCGAACGCAAGAGCAATTGTCTCATGCGAATATCTAGCAGTGAAAGTTTCTTGTGCATTGTCAAAAGTTACGCCTGAACCTTCAGGTTTAACTTGAGCATTTGCGAAACCAGATAACATTACTTCTTCTTCAAAAGCTCTGTCACTGTTTTCTGTGTCGAAAATTTCAGCGTGCTGATTTTCATATCTTTTATATTCCAGTCCGAATAGTGCATTCAAACCTGGCTCTAGTTCTTTAACTAGTTGTCCTCTACTTATAGCCATAATTATATACCTACCGTTCCTTTCAAGAAATGTTCGTTGATAATAACTACTGCGTTGGTATCTGCCGCGCCCGCTTCGTTATTTTCTGGATCTTTTGAAATCCCGATCACTCTTAGTTGAGCTGTCGCAGTTTTAAGATCAGAATGATCTAATTCCACTTTAGATACGAAGTTTGGCGAAGAGCCAGCTGCGTATACTATATCAGCGTTCATTCCAATTTCTGCAACTGCTAATGCAGCGTCAGATTGGATTTCAAACCTTTCATAAGGGTCATCACTTACGAATCCAACAATGTCTGATGCAGTGTTAGAACCGTTAAGGTGATTAGCATATGTTGGCTTACTTGTAGTTGCATCAGTAAAGAAAACACCGTTAAGTGAACCTAATAATGTTGCAGCTGCTGTTCCTACTATGATTTTACCAGTGGCTGCCATCATTATGGGATCACCTTGGTAAATCGCAGTTGAACTTGCTGCAATACCATATTCACTTAACCCTTGGTTGTCTCTATTCTGACCAACTTTTCCGATTGCTCTCAGTCCGAAAGCAGCGTCTTTGTTTGCCATGTTTTTTCTCCTTTAGTAAATCTACTATCCGCAGATTTACGGGTTAATGTTATATGTATCTTGATATCACAAAGAAATTATTTCTTCGTACCACCAAAAGTTACACGAGTTTGCCTCTCACTATTGATCGGCATACTTGAATGTTGCTCCTTCATAAGATCGTTGTTTACTGCGTCGTCTCTGTCCTTAGTTTGCTGAGCAAAATAAGCTTCTCGAGATTTGGCGATCTCCTCTGGTATCCTAGCCAACACTAGGCCTCCAACTCCTATGACTCCTGCGTATTTACCGTCTTTCAGTTGTGGATACTCTGAGTCTGGATATTCATCGGCTCTAACCAATTCCCATCCGGATCTCATTTTACCTGACATGTTTTTAGTATCGTCAAATCCTAAAACTTCAGTTCGTATCCATCTGTGCCTGAATCCGTCTGGCGCAGGTGGTGCATCTAAGCTAGATGGTGGAGTCCAAGTCTTAGGTCTTGTATCTTTTTCTCTAGACTGGCTCGCACGCGGGGTCTTCATTTTATCATTTTCCATATGCTATACCTCCTTCGTGATTTTTAATTGTTTTGCATAATCTTCTAATGGCACTCCTAATTTTTTAGCGATAGCAACCTGAGAAGGTGTGAGTCTCACGGTTTTGCGACCAGATCTGTTTACACTTCGCTTCGCTGAAGCTACTATTTGTGTCGGTTTGGTCGTATCATTTTGAACCTTACCATCAGTTGTATCAAATTTATGCGGAAATTCAAGTCTTATTCTCTTATCTATTTCCGAATAATATTCGTCAGTCTGAGGATCAAATCCTTCTTCATCCACTAGTTTTTTGTGTAGATCAAATGCAGTATATGTCATAGCTGTATCTGTACCAAACCATCTATTTCTAGCTCCCCAAGACTCTGCTTTAGGGTCTGCTTGTGCTGTTTGTTGAGGAGATACTTTAGGTATTTCCACTTCTTTTGGTTCAGCTTTAGCCATATCTTCATATGCTGCTTTTGCTTCATTAAGTCTTGCTTCTTCGTATCCAAGTCTAGCAATCTCTTTA